CTTGTTAGACCATGATATGGTTTTTCCGTCAGCAAGGAAGCTGACAGTACGGGGGCTGAGACAGCGCATTTGTTTTGGCCTCCGTGTTTTTTATAATCTGATTCCGCCACGAAAGCTTTTCGGATTGGCGTGGTTAAGTGATTGAATTCCTGTATTTTTTTTGAATACGCGTTTTGAGCTACTTTTGCTCATTGGTCTTCGTCGCATCTTTGGCTCCTCGGATAAGTTTGTAAAGTTCATATAATGCGTAAAGGATTTTTTGAATTAGGTCAATTGGAATTCTGAATAGGTTCATTTTGGCCCCCCTTTTTTAAGTATTGGTGTCACTGGGCCTAAATACAACAAGTAAGGGATTTAGGCCCGGTGATTTGGACTATAGTGGTGTAGCCAAGTTAGTTTGGTCTATTTGCGCCATATTTGGCTTTAGCGGCGTGTTACACATTGCAGCCTTGAGGACGTGCTGGGGTGTATCTACGGGGCTTATAAGCCCGTTTTGATCGTTATAGGTACCAAGGTAGTAAAGGTCGTAGTCGTCGGGGTACTTATGGACCATGGATTTTGGGTCTTGGACTAGTTCACGGAATGAACGTTCGGCTTCGCCGTGGGTTTTTTGAAAGAAGGGTGTGTTGAATACCTCTGCTTTTTGATCGCGGATTGAGAATGCTTTTAGTTCCATTGTTGCTCCTTTTTTTTGAGGACCGGCTATGCGGTCCGTTGTTTGTTGGCAATAAGATGAATTGCTTTTAGTTCATGTCAAGTAAGGTAATGAGATTTTCTGCAATTGCATTCTTATTTTTTTCTGATTTTCTTGTATTTCCGAAAATCGATCTGCTGCGTTTTTTTATTGTAGCATGCTCGGAAGTGTTCAAGTGCCGCTTCGCTAGTACACTTGAGTCTACTTCCTAACACATGCGAGAGCCTTCGGCATATAGCAGCAGGATTATCTGTTGCTTTAACTAGGAGAGTTTTATGAATAAGCAAGTACATGTTTTCACATGTGATGAGTTTCAGGTTAAAGCCGTAATTAAAGATAATTACGTAGAGTTTAATTTTTATAAACCGAATAGAGAATGGTATCGGTTTTTTGTTAGTACCGTAGGTTATATGGGTACTAACGAAGAGTTGGAAGAGGTTGCGTTGAATTTAGTTAATAAGCACTTTAAGAAAGGTGCTTAAGAGAAAGGGACCCTACGGGGTCCCTTTTTTTATGCCTCCGAACGGTCGGCGATGGAAGGGAAGTTTAGGATTTTTGGGGAGAAGAAGCATCGGGGGCTTTTGGTGGTGTCGCGTCGTTTGGTTTTGGATTTGGTTCGTCGCGTTTTACCATTAAGCCGAGATGGATTGCTTCTTCATGGTTAGAGGGGTTTTGAAGGTAAGATATAAGTTGATTTGGGTCATTGTTGAATTTGAGTCTAATCTGTGGGGGAATTTCGAGAAATTTTTCGTTTGCCTGTTTTAATTGAATTTGAGCAGTTAGTAGATCAGGCAATTCAGTTAGATCTAGGTAAGCGCCTTCTTGGGCGTTACGAAGATGAGTAATCATGCCGGTTTTTTTGTAACGAGCCATGATTTTGTTGACGTCAACGTCATTTTTCCATTGTTTTTGAGTCATAGATGGTAGTTCGTTAACGGTTTGTACTTTTTTGGTGCCGTTGGCACGAGTTGTAATTTTTTTCATATAGTTCTCCTTAAGGTAATTTTGGTAAGTTTTTGATTGCTTTGTCGAACGGAGTATCTTTTTTTATTTCTACTTTGGCTTTCGGGATTAAGTTCCCTACAGCGTTAGTTGCTGGAATGATGCGTTTCATTAGTGCGTCGTAGCCGGCAGCGTTTTTATCAAATTCGGCATGTTTTAATTTTGAAGGCATCTCTGCTTCTAATAGCCGATTTGTAAGGTCTGCTGTTTTGGCGTTAGACATATCTTTGAATGCTCCGGCTTTGGCTGCGTCTGCTGAGGCGGTATTGAGGTCTGTTTGTGATTGAAGTGCTTTGACCTCGTTTTTTAATCTAAGTGAGTCAAGAGCGGTGGTTACGGCTGGAGTGATTTCGTCTTCTATTTTAGCTGCGCCTCCGGAAGGTGTGGATGCTCCATTTCCTCCGGTAGCTGATAGTATTGGATTAAGTCCTGCTTCACGTAAGTCTATGACTTCACGGCGGTGAGCGGTGTTAGACATATGTTCTTGGAAGCGTAAGTTTTTTGCGTTTTCACGGCGGTTGGCTGAGTTGGCAGAGCTCCCTCCGAAGAGGGATGCTCCTGCTCCTATCATTGAACCGACTACCATGCCTGTTCCTGGGTCTATCATTAGAATCGTCCTAGTGTTGCGGGTATAGAGTAAGTCATCATAGGGCGTGCGTGGCGCATTTTGAAGTAAGCGTCGAAAATTAAGTCGGGCTCCGTGTCTATTGCAATGGCTCGTTCAATTGGTGTGTTTTGTACAATGAAGGCTGCGTTAAGTGTAGGTTGTGCGCTGAATTCTTCAGCTAAGTGCCACTGATCTAAGGATGTTGCGTAAGTGGAGCGCAAGCGTCCGTGGATTTCTGATGGTTTATAGCGGTATTCTGCGTAGCGTTCTTGGTATCCGAAGACGTCGTCGTCTACAGTTGGATCCCCTGTCATGTATAGTTCTGAGCATTTAATAGATTGTTCGCCTAGTTGTTGAAGTTTTGGCCAGAAGAAGTCGTAACGGGTGCTTCGTTGCCATAGTTTATTTAAGCCTTGTTGGTAAGTAATATCTGCGCGTGCGCATACTAGGGCCATTACATAGCCGTGTTCCACAAAGCTTTTAGAGAAGCCAATGTTGTCTCTCGAAGTGGTTGAGGCAGTTGCGAAAGATGCGAGGCCAGCCTGTACATTAGCACCGCTAGTCGAACTCGTTTGGGGTACGGGGTGGACGTTAATTGGCGTAGATCCTCCAGCCAGGAATTCTGATCTTTGTAAACGGAAGTCGGGTGATACAACACCGAAGTGTGATCGTAAGATTTCGACATATCGTGTTCCTCCACGTGCGTCTAGTTCTAGGATGGATTGTACCATCATGGCTTGTCGTAGTTCGTTTATTGTTGCTGCTGTGGCTGATGATAAGTCTGCCTTTAGTTCTGTTGTTCCGGTTGCTGTTGAGGCTCCGAATACGCCGTCAATGCCGGCTGCTGGTCCGTAGTATGCGAGTGATCGTAGTGCGCCTGAGTCGTTTCTGACTTGGGCGAAGTTTCCTGTTGTGTTTACGTTATCGAAGCGCATGCCGACACCAACGATTGGTGCAGTTGTTCCTAGTGGTAGTGATACGGCATCGCCTTTTTGTGGCCAGGGTAGAGCTGATGTAAAGTAGTCGTGGCGTTTTCCGCGTTTAAGTAGAACGTAGTCTGCTTCGGCGTCTGGGCCGTCATCGATATTTTGAATGACTGGATTTTGTAGGTTTTGATCTCGGAACCATTCGTTCCAGATTCTGTTGTATGCGCGTAGTGGAAGTGTGTTTGGTAATGTCCAGTCTTGAGTAACGTCAGTAGGTAAGCCCATTTTATCGTATAATGAGTCGACATCTGGTTTACCAGCTGCGAAGGGCATTGTTGGTAATGTATATTCTGTTGTTACTAGTGTAGCTGAGTCTTGAGCTCCGTTGAAGCGTTCCCAATGTTCCCAGAGTAAGCGGTTAGGGACGAAGAAAAAGAAGTAGTCTAGGTACATATTGTCCATTACAGGTACTATTTGAGTTGCAAGGCGAGCGAATGAGTGGACTTGTAGGTTTATCGTATCTCCGGGTAATACCTCGTCGACCATGATTGGTATTAAGTAGTCGAAGTCGAATGTGTCTTTGATCGTGAATGAGCGGTCGAATGATGAGCGACCGATGTTTACTGATGGTACTTGTGCGAATGAATGTTGTGAGTCTCTTGAGCCTAACATTTAGATGTCTCCTTTGAGGTGATGTTGTAATCGCTTGAATTTTTCAGCGATGATTTTAGTTCTGTGTACTTTGTTATTGTTTGGTGGTTGGAAATTTCCTCTAGCAATTCTTTTGTCTTGCGTAGCAATTTCCTCTGCCATTTGTGTGGCTTGTCTTTGTGCCGCATTTTCACATTTTTTCCTTTTAGTTTGGGTTATATAATTTTCCCAGGCAGCGGGTTGATTCTTCAGCAGCCATTTTTCGTAATAGCGCGGTATTGAAGTTTCTTGCCCACTGTCTAGGATGCATTTGCCGTAATTAAATATGTCTTGCCAGTAAAGTTCAAGGAATTTTTTTCCTATTGCGTTTTTTGATGATTTTTTTGAGATGGGTTGGAAGTCGTGGTCTTGGTCACGTCCGTGGACGAGTTTTTTAGCTGCGTATCTAGCGCAGTATCCAGCTGATTCGAAAGTGACCGAGCCAGCTTCAGTGATTCCATAACCCCATAGTTTGTCCAGTGTTTTAGAGGAGTAGACTTGGTCGTCATTTTCTGTGATGTACTTTTTTTCGAGATCTGGCGGTTGCCAATTGAAGATGATTGCGTGCCAATGGGGGCGTTTGGTGAGGTCACCGTATTCTCCGGTGACGAAGATTCCGATTTTTTCATTAGATGTTTTCCTTAGTCGCTTCATAAAGCGTTGAAAGTGTTCGTAATTTAGTTTTGGTGATTCCAGGTGTTCATCTGAGTAGGTTAGTGTGACAAATACATTGTGGGGGTGCATTTTGGCTTCATGTACGCATCGTACCGCCCATTGGCGGGCATATTCTAGTCTGCATTCGATGCATTTTGAACATGGAAGTTGGAAAGGTGCGAATTCTTTGCTGAATTTCTTGTTAGACCATGATATGGTTTTTCCGTCAGCAAGGAAGCCGACGGTTTTGGGGGCTAGGCATCGCATTATGTCTGGCCCCTTTTTTATAGTCTAATGCCGCCGCGAAAGATGCGGGGATTGACGCTATTTAATTTGTGAGTTCCTGAACTTCGTTTGAATTGACGCTTAGAGCTACTTCTTGAGAGTTTCTGACGTTTCATTTTTGAGATCTCCTTTGTATCGTCGATATAGTTCAATTAAGAACATTATAATTCTTTTTACAATGTCTTTTTTTACTTCTGATGGGATTTTATCTAGTCCTGACATGTTTTACTCCTATTTTTTTTTGACACCTGACTCAGAGTGTCGGTGTCAGTGGGCCTAATTACAACA